CTATCTAGTAAATTAGATTAGTGATATGAAAATACACTATTTTATAAGTATTATATTAATAATTCTTATAATATCATATTTTTTAATAACAAAAGAAGGATTTGAAAATCCAACTACTGAAAATCCAACTACTGAAAATGATGTGTATATTATAAATCTTGATGAGAGTATTGATAGAATAAAACAAATAATGAAAGATTTTTCTGGTGTATTTAATATATATAGAACTTCGGCTGTAAAGATGACACCAGGGCAACAAGGATGCGCAATGTCATTTGTGCGTATAGTAAAAATGGCAAAAGAAAAAAATCTTCCTACTGTTCTAATATTTGAAGATGATAATAAACCAGAACCTAATTTTTATCAAAACTGGATTATTATTAAAAAATATTTAGATTCTCACATGGATGAATGGGAGATATTTAATGGAGGTATGAGAAATATTATGGGTATAAAAAAAATGGTAGAACTTGAATCTGGAATAAAACTTATTAAACCAACTGGGGGGTATTCAACAAATTGGATTTATCTTAATAATAACGTTTATGATAAGATTTTGGGATGGGAAGCAGCTGGAAAACCATTAATTGATTTATGGTTTTCTAGTAGTTTTAATATTTGGTGCCCTTATCCTCTATTAGGTTTACAATATTCTGGTAAAAGCGATATTGAAGGAGGCTATCGTAATTTTGATGAGGAAGATTCATTATTAAAAACAAATCTAGATAAATTAATTTTACTTCACCAAGGCAGCACCAATTAAGAATCCAGAGAAAGTGAATATCATAGAAATACAAATATAAAATCCTACTTGTGTCATAGGCCCTATATTTGTTTGTAGAATATTTCCAAAAACAAATTGGACTAAGAAAAAAATAACAAGAAGAACAATAAAAGCTGCTATACCCCACCCACCAATTAATCTTAATTGTTCATAATTTATTTTACTTACTTCAGCAGTATTTCTTAAAGCATCTCGTTTACTTTGAATGTCACTTAGTTTTAAATTTCCTTCAGCATCAAAATTAATTTTATTATCCGAAGTGATAACTCCATCTAAATCTAAAGGAACACATTTAATATTTGCTACTAGATGACTACTTGGTGCTGGTGCGGGTGCTGGTAATATAATTTGTGGGGGTGCCGATATAAATCCTTCTATACTTCTAAATTTTTCCATGTTATTAAATCCTTCTACATCAGAGGAAGGACAATTTGCTTTGAATGTTGAACATTCTATCTTGTTTACAAGTGTTGATGGCAAAGTATTTTGACGTATAAAAGGTGCTACATAAATAGGCCATATGTCAATGGCAGAGTTTATAACCGAAGGACTTGAAAGTTCACCAGCAAGATTATTAACCGCCGCTAATGCTTGTTCTGGAGTTGAAGTAGTAGCGCGAAGATTATTTAATGTATCTTGAACTTTCTTTTTTGTTTTTTTTATTATATCTTGAATCTTTTTTTGAATTGTAGATAAGTTCTGATTTGTCCAAAGTGCTAATAATGAATTATATAAGGTTGTTGAAATTTTAATCCCTGTATAATTAAAACATACAAATATATTATCACCTTCACCAACACATGTTTCATATGTTACATAATCTTTATCAGGGACACCTCTAAATATAGTCTCAATTGAATAAAGATTCATTTCATTTAAATAAGCAAGTCCTTGTAGATATGTATTATCTTGTGTTACTGAATTATCAACTATTAATGGAATTACAAATATTATATATTTTGGATCTTCTTCATTAATATTATATAATGTAACAGTAATATCAAGTTTATTTTGAATTCTTTTTGATATATCTGAATTAGGTATCCAGTCAGGATGTGTAGGTAGACTTATTTGAACTGATTCAAGTTTATAAATTATACCTTTTACATTCATTTCAATAGCATTTATATCTTCATCTATTCGCCCAGATAATCGTGCTTCATCTTCAAAATTAGGATTATCAAATCTTGGTTTGAATGAAAGTGATGATATTAAAAAGGAGAAGCAATCTTTAATCTTTTCATATTCATCATTTAATTTATTTGCCGGTATAGATATCCGTAATGGATATGATACGTAGGTACACCCGTTACAACTTCTAACAGAACCCATCTCTCTATATCACATTTGGGATATACGTAGGGCCATTAAACCTATAGATAGTTACTGTTCCATTCTGTTTTGTTGGACTAATTTCAACATTTTCCCCATCAAAAAGTTCTTCACAGCCAACATCATCCTGACAATCACGTCTCTTAAAGTTTATAGGTAAAGGAATTGGATTATTTGTATCAGTTCGAGTATAGTAATTAAATCTATCAGAACGAGAAGCTACACGACGCCCATATAATGGAAGCAGTTCACCACTTGTAGTTTTTACAACACCCATAGATTGATAGTTATCAGGAATACCTCTTGTTGCCACACTAGTTAATCCATAGTAGTTTTGAGTAGGTTCTGGTGCTCTGGTATATCTATCATCTCCACCTCTAGATACATTTATATAGATTGGCTGTTGCTGTTGTTCTTTTGGCTGTGGTGGCTCTACATTATAAATTAGTTGTTTTTTATTTGTATGTTCGTTATAAATGTATATAACTAAAACGAGTAGTATAACTACTAGTAGTATTAAACTAGGGGTTATACATAAAATACCGGGGGGACATATATTACGTGGTCTTGCCATCTATTTCTACTGACTTTAGATTTGAGGGCTCTGTAGAACCATTTGCGGTAGTATTAGATAAAGCAGTATCTATTGAAACATCATCAATAACAGATACATGAATGTTACTTCTTGGAAAATTATTTCTTGTTCCAGAAGCTGGAATACTATATTCTGATGGTGTATGAATACGAGAATTTACTTGAATATTTGTTCCTAATTCTTCAAATTCTCTCATAAAATCTGGGAGTGAAGGATTGCCGACAATAGGTTCTAAATCATTATTTACAACACCTGAAATATTATCAACTTTAGGTTCATTATATTCCTTTTTTAATGATATAACACGATTAGAAATTTCATTTAAGTTTGTAAATTTTTCTTTTTTTCTCATTTCTTGAATACGTTTGCTTATTTCAGTTATATTAGAAAATTTTTCTTTTTTATTACCCATGACACTATTTACTAAGTTAATAAATTGAGGAATAATAAATATAAGTGCTAGTAGAAAATGTGATTTTGTTAAATAGAATAGTATGCCTGCAAAAGCAATTGTAATCAAAAAGGTATTAAAGGGTAGTGTAAAGAAATCATAGAGCGCAACCGTAGCAGCAATTATAAGTAGAATATTATCTTCTTTCCTAGTAAACTTCATCCTCTATTATGAACTAGTTAAAAGAGGTGCGATAATTCTATGAAGTATCCAAAAAGAGATTCCTGCCAGAACGGATTTAATAAATAAACCAACAGTTGTTAATTCACCAGTTCCTTTTATTAAATAGGGGAAGTAGTATGATACCATAACATTTACAATCGGTAAACTAAAAAAGAAGAATAATAGAGTAACAAATAGAGGAATCTTTGCTTCTTTAATTATATCACTTATCCATGATTTATTATAAGGATAGTAGTTAGGAACTTGCTGTTGATACGGTTGTTGCTGCTGATTATACATGTTCCATTGATTTGGACCACCGTATTGTGGCTGTGTCATAGGTCTTTGGTGCATCATTGCTGAAAAATCAGCATTTGTTGGATGTTCCATACCAATCATATGGGCTGTCGGAGGCATATTATCCATAGAATGTTGCATAGTAGAGTTTGGATTCGGGGAGTTAATAACTTGAACCGGGGCTTGTGGTTGACGTGATTGAACTTGAGGAGCTTGCATGTGTTGCTGAGGCATAGGAGGAGGTGCCATACTGCTACCATTCATTTCATTTAAGATTCTCTGAACAGCGTTGTCATCAGTAGTTGAAGGTGAAGAGTCTAAATCCGATAGTAGCGTTCCACTCATTTAAAAATATTATATATTGTATTATTCTTTTTTTCACGCTATTCTATTGTACTTGTTTTGAACTGATAACATTTAGAACCAATCTGATATGTTGATGATTCAATTTCTTTTATCTCAGGATTAATATGTTCTATACAACTCTCATCTTTACAAATTGGTCTTACTAGAAGAATTACAAATATTCCTAATAAAAAACTAAAGAATACATGGAAGTTTTTTGTTTTTAAAAATTCAAACATTCTCTTCTAATAGAGTAGTATGTCTGATTCTATGTTTCATTTAATGCCATTTTTATTTGGTCTAGTATTTGGAACAATTCTAGTATTCTTTTTTAAAGAACAAAAAATAGTTATAATCGATTATCCAAAACCTTATGATAAAAAAATATATAATGATAAGAATAATATAAAATATATGTATGTTACTAAAGAAGTAGATTGTGATAAAAATGAATCAACTATAAAATCATATCCTCTTCAATAATGTCTTTTACGAACTGCATTTATAATAGAACCTTTACGTTGATTTTTAACTTCTTCTTCTGTTTTACTACTTTCATTAAAAGAACTACCACCTTCTTTTATTTCAACACCTTCCTTAAATTCTGTTCGTAATTCCATTAAAACTTCACCGACGATATTTGGTGTTTTCCATTTCTTACTATCTAGTAATTCTTCTTGTCCGGTTAAAAAGCCAACACCTCCAACATATTTTGAAGGATCAGCAAATACTAATATATCATTATTAGTTTTTAATAGTCTTTCAACTAATTCTGGATTTTGTTCATAATAATTGCGTAATATATCTTTCCATACTCCTTTAGTATCATTAAGAGGTCTCATAATTTTCTTAGATGTAATCTGTATAAATTTAATTGAGCGGGTTTGAAGAATTTTATTTCTTAATTCTTCTGCTCCAGCTTCGGTTAATCTATATGCTTCAAATGCTTGATACGGTGATGAAAATCTTGTATCTTGATATACGAAATCATTTATATTATAGATACTCATAAATCCATTATATTCATCTTCTACATCTCCAAATATGCGCGCAATCTTACCATTTGCTAGAACAACTTCACCCGCGACAAGTGAAGTCTGTTTCTTTTCAAGTGTTTCATAACTCTCTTTTGAATCAGTATATCTACCATATAATTTCCATAAAGGGAAATCTCTATAAAACATTTGATAAACAATTTCTTCTTTACGTGTCTCATAAGGGTTATCAAAGTATATACGTCTTTTCTCGACACTTTCTAAATCAACAATATTTCTTACAGGTGAGCGTAATAGAACTTTCTTTGATTCAAGTTCTGCTATTTCTTGATTAATTCTTACAACGTTTAATGCTACTTTTGTTTCTTTATACTCCGCGTATGCTTTACGTAGTAGAGCTTTTTGAATATCAATTTCTTCTTCAAGTTTAATAATCTCTTCTATACGAATACTCTCCATTTCTTCAATTTCTTCTTTAGTTAAAGGTCTATAGTATTTTAAAGTAATAGAACTTTGTAAATCTCCAGATTTAGTTTCATATGTCTCTAAATTACCTTCGTTTGAAATAGAGTATGTATACTTTTTTTTAGATTTTAACTTATTCTTAAAAAAAGTTTTAATTTCATTCTGTGTTTTTTGATCATAAGGAAAATTGTCTTCCATCTTCTATATATCGGGTAATTATTATTCAGGGTTATCCGTTCCTAAATAAATATATTTGGGGAAGCCTTCTTTTTTACTTGCTTGCTTATCTAACATGTAGTATCCAGGTTCCATGGTATAAGTTTTATCATTAGATGCTTTAATATTTACACTATTTGTGCTAGGGCCGATTAAACAAGAAACAATAAAGAAAGATACTATCGCCCACACTATACAAAAAAGCCAGAATGGAAACCAAGTATATTTTTCTGTATCTTTAAAAGCAAATTCTTTCCATTTACCAGAACTATCAAACATTAAGGAAGGTTTTGTATAAAGTATTCCTACAACTCCAAGTAGATATAGAAAAGTGCTAAGAATTAACACTCGCATCTAATTATTCTACAATTTAATTTAATTACTATCTCCCGTAGAACTTAATAATTATCTTCTGCTGTTTAATGATCATCTTCATCTGTTTGATGATGATTGTATGCCGCATTCTGTTGATAAAAGTTATCATTTTCTCCAGCAGAAAAACCAAAAGCATCAGGTTGTCCTCCATCTGGAGGCTGATCACCACCATTTTCTCCAAAATCAATTATCCCCATTTCTAAACGTTGATTTCTTTCTCGTTCATACTGTGCTATATTATAGGCGTAGATTGCGTTAGTTCCACCTACCGCCCAATCACCAATTCCTAAATGTTTCTTTGCTAGTTCTAAACCCTTTTCTTCTTTAGTCATTCTATCAAACTTTGAAATAATTAACATCTTTTCTTTTTCATCACGTTTTGCTATTTCTATACGTATCTCTTCATCCGTAAGCTTGAATCTTTCACTTCTATACTTATTTAATAATTCTTTTAGAATTAAAATTGGTATTCTTGATGTTGTATCCAGTGATGTGCTATCATTAAAATTATCTGGTGATACTACATTTGGGTCAACCATATCTTTTAGAATATTCACTATACCAGCTTTTATAATATAAGGCAGACCTATTCTACCCCCTAGCACTAGAGGTTCTCTTACTTTATATTGTAATGTATTCAATAAAGCAGATAATTGTTTTAAAGCAAATGATATTTTTGATTTAGCAAATGTAGTTCCTATTCTCTCTTTTAATGGTTCAATAAACTTTGTATGAATTCCTATAAACTTTTCAATATCTTCTTTAATATAACCGTCTAGATTATAAGAATTTGGTAGAGTTAACTTTTTTAAATTATAACCATTTAAGATTCTTGATAAAGGCAACACAATTGAGATATTAATAGATTCTATTACTTGGCGAATAGGTTGTTCAATCATAGAATCTAATACATTTAATTCACGTTCACCGATAAAACCTTTTAATTCTTCTAAACTCTGAATGGCATTATTTGAAATTTTTCCATAAGCAACCGCAAACTCTTCTGATTCTGCTTTAGGATCTAATTTCATTAATTCAAGAAGTGTTTCATTTAAAATAGAGCGCCATTCTTCAAATGGTGCTGGTGTTATACTATATAAAATCTGTAATACTTCATTTCCAACTTCAATATTTATTGCTGGGTCTTTGGGAACAGAATTTCTTAAATGAATAGCATCTAATAGTTTATAAAAAGTATTAGAATTAATTTCAACTCTTTGTTCTTTCAAATAAGCTTCTCCTTGCGTTTCAATATCATTAGGAGCTTTAAATTCACAATAAGAACAAATCTTATTATATCCAAATTCATGAACTAATCCTAAACGTGGTCCTTGAAAACATACACTCAAAAATACTTTATAATAATCTTTTTCAGAAATATTAAATTCAAACTTTTGTTCTCGTCTTAATTCAAATAAGAATTTACTATGACTATTGATTGGGCCGCGTGGAGTTTCTTTTAATGGTAGTAAAGGTAGATTTTTATCTTTCCAAAAGCCGTTAGGATTCTGTAAACTATGTAAACAACATGTTCGTTCAGCAAATGGGGATAATTCTTTTATTACAGAATCTTTTGCTTCTTTATGTGCTGATAATATATAACCTCTTATTTTTTCATATTTATTTGCGGCCTCACTAACTATTGTATTTTCAGAATTGCTGTATAAAAATGGAGTAAATCCATGAGGAACTATTTCTTGTAATCCTTCATTCTGTTCTGTTCTTCCATATGCTTGTAATAAATACTCTTTTTTCTTTGATATTAGATTCTGAACTTCCGCTAAAGATAAAATTTCTTTTAATAATCCTTCAATATATTTTATAATCATATCTTGTCGTTTCTTCTCATTTCTCTCTTCAGCAAAAGCACATAATCTCCAAGGGTCATTAATTTTCTTATCATCCGCTCGTGACATATAACGAACTGTAATAGCGCTTGATGTGCACGCAAAATATTCAATAATACGTTTATCGGTTTCTTTTCCTAATGGATATCCTCTAAAATCTGCCATACAACCTTGTGATGAAAATCTTGGCACATAGTTTGGTATATGGCATTGAACTTCTATAATAGAGTATGCGAGAATAGCACTTACAACAATTCTATTAATATAAATATCATAATCAAGTGTTTTCACTCCTTTTGTTTCTTTTGCTTTCTTCTTTTCAATTTCTATATATTGTTCTCTTGTAGGTCTTCGTAGAACAGAAGAATCTACACCGTTTACAATACGAATATAAGATTCAGGATTTGGGAAGATACCAATAGCATCAAATAGTTCTCTACTCTTTTGATAATATAATGTTTTAACGGGAGAATCAAACTGTATTTCTACTGTTGAGCCAACTGGAGCTCCTAAAAGCATATCTATTTCTTCTTGTTCTACCGCATCCTTATCCACAAGTTCTGATCTTCCAACTAATGGTATTCCATTATCATCATATTCTAGCGATGTATCAAAA